TACTAACATATAGCAAATAAAAGTCTAGGATGAAAAAAGATTTTTTAACGACAGATAAATTAAGGCTCGAAGTAGAGAGGCTCTGGATCAAACACATCAAGCTTTGTCAGGACAATTTTTTATATTTTGTTCAAGAGATGTGGCAAGACTTTATATGTCGTAAAGAAAAACATCCAAGTCAGTGGGGACATCATCAAATCATTGCTAAAGAATTTACAGATATAGCAAAAGAAAAAAAAGGAAGGCTCATAATAAATATGCCTCCAAGACATACGAAGTCTGAATTTGCTTCAATATATTTTCCTGCTTGGATGATTGGCAAGAATCCTAAATTAAAAATTATGCAAGTATCGCATAACACAGAACTTGCAGTAAGGTTTGGTTCTAAGGTTCGAAACATTATAGATTCACCACAGTACAAACAAATTTTTGGAGATGTGAAACTTCGTGAGGACTCCAAAGCAAAAGGTCGTTGGGAAACAAATCACGGAGGTGAGTATTATGCAGCAGGAGTTGGAGCGTCCATCACGGGTCGTGGTGCGGACTTATTGATTATTGATGACCCACACACGGAACAAGATTCAATGTCCGATATGGCAATGGAAAGAGCTTTTGATTGGTATACATCAGGACCAAGACAAAGATTACAGCCTGGGGGTTCAATCTTACTGGTTATGACCAGATGGGCAGAGGATGATTTAACAGGAAGGCTCATAAAAAATCAGTCTGAGGTCAAAGCCGATCAATGGAGACAAATATCTTTTCCGGCTATTTTACCAAGTGGGAATCCTGTATGGAATGAATATTGGACTCTAGAAGAATTAGAAAAAATAAAAGCTTCATTGCCTATTCGTAATTGGTCTGCTCAGTATATGCAGAACCCCACATCTGAAGAAGGTGCAATTTTAAAACGAGAATGGTGGAGACCTTGGAAGGGTCAAACTGTACCCAATTTAATTCATGTCATACAAAGTTATGATACGGCTTTTAGTAAAAAAGAAACTGCGGATTATTCTGCGATTACAACTTGGGGAATATTTCATCCTGATGAAGCCACACCTGCATTGATTTTATTAGATGCGATAAGAGGCAAGTATGATTTTCCTGAATTAAAAGCTGTAGCGATGGATGCTTACAAATACTGGGAACCTGAAACTGTAATCATAGAACAAAAAGCTAGTGGTGAGCCCTTGACTCAAGAATTTAGACGAATGGGTATTCCTGTTGTACCTTTTGTTCCTAGTAAAGGTAATGACAAACATACAAGAGTTAACTCTGTTGCTCCAATATTTGAAAGTGGTCAAGTGTGGTTTCCTTATGGTGAAATGTTTGCCGATGAAGTTATGGATGAATGTGCTGCTTTTCCAAATGGAGCTAACGATGATTATGTTGATTCAACCACCCAAGCTGTGTTAAGGTATAGGCAAGGTAATTTTATTGAGTTATACTCAGATTACAAAGAACTTGAAGATTTACCCGAGAAAGAATACAGGTATTATTAATGATGAAACCAGCAAATCCCTTTTCTAAATTTCTTATGGATAAATATAAATCCAACGAAGCAGAAAGAGAAAAAAGAAAAAGACAAGAAGAGGTTATTAAATACAAAACAGAAAGACAAAAAAGAGACGAGGAAGACAGGCGTGTTGCGGATGCCTCGGCTAGTGATTCAACGACCACGGACCAAGAACCTTCAGGAATGACTAAAGGTCAAAAATTGTTAAAACTGTATGAGACTATGGGTGGTGATCCTTTTGCTTTTTTTAAAGAACCCCCCGCTCCTGTTTTTCAAGGTCGTGATTTAATTGGTGAGATAAAAGAAAAAAATGAATCGCTAAGAAGAAGTGGTGCCTCTCAAAAAATGTTTCCTATGTACTACGAAAAAATGGGAGCCAAGCAAGGAAAGTTTGTTAAAGCTAAATGTAAATTAGGAAAAAATAAAAAAACAAGGATTTATTAATGGCTGTAGAAAAAAACACTAACCCTGAAGAAAATCAAGAAGAGACTACTGAAGAAACAAAACAAGACTTAGAAGTTGAAGTCGTTGAGACTGATGAAGAGGTAGTTCCAAAACAAGTGGTCAATTTAGAAGATCAACTTATGGAAACATTTTATAAGAATGTAGCTAATGATCTCGATGAGAGAGTTCTGTCCCGTATCGCAAACGAACTAGTAACTGATTATAAAAAAGATAGAGAGTCAAGAGGAGATTGGGAAAAAGGCTATACCTCTGGATTAGATTTATTAGGATTTAAGTACAACGATGAAGGACAACCTTTTAAAGGTGCAAGTGGTGTAACACATCCATTGTTATCAGAAGCCGTCACACAATTTCAAGCACAAGCTTACAAAGAATTATTACCTAGTGATGGTCCTGTCAGAACTCAAGTTGTTGGAGAAATAAATTTTCAAAGAGAGGAACAAGCACAAAGAGTAAAAGAGTTTATGAATTATATGCTTATGGATCAGATGGAGGAATACACTCCCGATTTTGATCAGTTGTTATTCTATTTACCCTTAACAGGTTCAGCATTTAAAAAAGTTTACTTTGATGACATTATGCAAAGACCTGTAAGTAAATTTGTGCACGCTGAAGATTTGGTTGTACCCTATTACGCTACTGATTTAAAAGATTGTGAACGAATTACTCATATAATTAAAATGAGTGAGAATGATTTGTTGAAAAAACAAAGAAGTGGTTTTTATAGAGATGTAGAAATTGCTCCGTCTCAAATGGATGATGACCAAATTGAATCTAAATATCAAGAAATAGAAGGTGTAACTCCATCAGCAGACAAAGATTATCAATTTAATATTTTAGAGATGCATGTTGATTTAGACTTAGAAGAATATGAAGTTGAGAATGCACCCAAAAATGTTAAGGTTCCTTATATCGTTACAATTGATGAAGGTTCTTCAGAAATATTAAGCATCTATAGAAACTATGAGCCTTTTGATGAAACCTATAAACGCAAAGAATTTTTTGTTCATTACAAATTTTTACCAGGCTTAGGGTTTTATGGCTTTGGTTTAATTCATATGATTGGTGGTTTAAGCAAAACGGCTACTGCAGCATTAAGACAATTGCTTGATGCAGGCACTTTAAGTAACTTACCAGCAGGATTTAAGTCTCGTGGTATCAGAATTAGAGATGAAGATCAACCATTTCAACCAGGTGAGTTCAGAGATGTTGACGCACCAGGTGGAAATATCAAGGATCAGTTTCAATTCTTGCCGTTTAAAGGTCCTGATGCCACATTATTTAGTTTATTACAGTATTGCGTAGCAGCAGGACAGCGTTTTGCATCCATTGCTGATATGGCAATTGGTAATGATACACAAAATAGAGCTGTAGGAACAACAATTGCCCTCTTGGAGCGTGGCTCAAGGGTTATGAGTGCCATTCACAAGCGTTGTTACTATGCTATGAGACAAGAATTTAGGTTATTAGCCAAAGTTTTCTCAACTTATCTACCACCTTTGTACCCTTATGCTGTTTATGGTGGCAATCGTTTCGTAAAAGTGGCTGATTTTGGTGATGAAGTTGATGTTATACCTGTTGCTGACCCTAATGTCTTTTCAATGGCACAAAAAGTCACACTTGCACAGACACAATTACAGATTGCACAGTCAAATCCACAAATTCACAATGTTCGAGAGGCATATAGACGAGTTTATGAGGCGTTAGGGACAAAACAGATTGATGCTTTGTTAAAACCTGATGAGATTCCTCAACCTTTAGACCCTGCGGTTGAAAATGCAAGAGCTTTACAGATGAAAGTACCAAAAGCGTTTCCCTTACAGAATCACGATGCCCATATAATGGCTCATTCTGCTTTCATACGCACAAGAATGGTACAGATTAATCCTATGGTTTATGCATTATTGCAAGCTCACATATCTGAACACTTATCATTCAAGGCTCGTGGTCAGGTATTGCAGATTATGGAGAAAATGCCTGAGTTTCAGGAGTTAGCAAAAGTTAATATGGAAGCGTATCAAACATATACCGAATCTATGGTAGCCGAAAGAGTGGCTGCATTAACGGCAGAGCTTCAAGAAATAGAAAGAATAAATGATGCTGATAAACAAGACCCATTGATTCAATTAAAACAACAGGAGATTGATTTGAAAGCAATGGATATGCAAAGAAAAATTGGTGAGTTCATAAGTGAAAGTGATAGAAAAGCAGGTGAGTTTGAACAAAAAATAGATTTAGAGAAAATGAAGAGAGAAGACGCTGAGGAGTCTTCACAACAAAGAATTCGTGTTGCTGATGAGAAGCTTGATGTTGCACGAGCCAAGGTCCTAAAAGAATTAAACCAGGAGCCAAAAGATGAAAGGTAAAAAATTCGGACCTCCACCAAAAAAAGGACCACAACCAAAAGGTATGCAAGAAGGTGGTCCAAGCCAAGGTGAAAGATTTGTAAAATTTTTTGGCGATCAGTTTAATAAAAATAAAAAGTCTATTCTTAGAGAAACTGTTACAGGAATGTTCAGAGGAGATTTAGATGCTCGTTTCAAAAATATTATGAATCAGGCTCAAAGTGATTTTTATCAACAAGAGGGGATAACTCCTTATAAATCAAATTTTGTTGCTTATAATCCAAAGAAAGAAGAAACAGGTATTTCAACTAAAGAAACTATGGGTTTTAAAAAAGGCGGAACAGGTTGCCCTCATAGAGAAAATGGTATAAAAAGTGATATAAAAGGAATATCTGACATTCAGGTCAAAGGTAAAAAATTTATAGGAATTAAGTGATAAAAGGTGATTCATCAGAGTACCATCTGATAACAAAACATATTGGTAAACTTGAATTAGATCAAGTTACTTTAACTTGCGAGATTGGGCTAAGGGAGGGGTTGGGTTCTAAAATTATTATGGATGCTATCTTAGATAGTAAGCCTATACTATACAAGCATGTAGCTGTTGATCCCTACAATAATTTAAGTTATGAACACTATGATAATGAAGGTAGTGTGGTAGCTGGTTATACTGAGGAGATGAAACAAAAAACTGTTCATTATTTATATCAGAATTACCCTGAGTTTGATTTTTTTCATATGACTGACGATTATTATTTTAAAACAATGGGCGAAGGACATCAATTCGTGCTTAATCAACAACTTGTTCTTTTTGGTTTATATCAAGTTGTACATTTAGATGGACCTCATACGACAAAAGCTGTAATTGATGAGCTAAACTTTTTCATACCCCGAATGGCATCAAAAGGTCTAATTATAATTGATGATTATCAAGACCTGG